AATAATAAAATGATTGGTAATGCTTTGTGGATATGGAAAGAACCAGTTATGGGTCACAAATACATCATGGGTATGGACGTATCCAGAGGTGACTCAGAGGATTTCACATCATTTATTATTATCGATTTTGATACTCGTGAACAAGTGTTGGAATACGTTGGTAAAGTACCCCCAGATGTTGCGGCAGAAATAGCGTATAAATGGGGGTTAATGTATAACGCTTATATCGTGATTGATATCACTGGGGGTATGGGTGTTACAGCGTCACGTAAACTCCAAGAAATGGGGTATAAAAACCTATATGTTGACGGTATAGAATTGGGTAACATCTGGAAGTATGACCAGAAAGCATTAGATAAAATACCTGGTATTAATTTCAATAACAAACGTGTTCAAATTATATCATCTTTCGAAGAAGCTATCAGACATGGATTTAAAATTTATAGTCATAGATTATTCAATGAGATGAATACATTCATTTATTTAAATGGTAGACCTGACCACCAGAAAGGTCACCATGATGATTTAATTATGGCGATAGCTATGGCAACATACGTGGGGGAAAGTTCATTCTCACAATTGGAAAAAGTTACCCAACAAACAAAAGCTATGATTAACTCGTGGACAGTAAATTCAAATGAAAGTATGTCTGAAGCGATAGGGTTTAATCCAGTAATCCCAGCTGGTAGACCAATGCCGACTTCAATGCAAAATGAGGCAACCAAAAATGACTATATGAGATATGGATGGTTATTTGGTAAACAATATAGGTAATATTTATATATTTAAAACATATACTAAATTTAAAATATGGAAGATAATAATAAAAATTTAACGGTTTGGCAACGATTATCACAAGCGTTTGGACCAAATTCGTTACTGGGTCAAGATTACCCAGTTTACAAATACGATAAAAAAGAACTACTTAGAACCACGAGTAAACAAGAATATGAGAAGGCTAAATTACAAGCACAACAGTCTTTATATTTAACTTCTCAATGGGCTAAAGTAGAAAATAATCTATATACTCAAGGTGTTTATTTTGAACCTACCAGATTGGCATCATATTATGACTACGAATCTATGGAGTATACACCTGAGATATCTGCAGCACTTGATATATATGCTGAGGAATCAACAACCCCCAATCAAAACGGACAAATATTACAAGTATATTCTGAATCAAGTAGAATAAAATCAGTATTAGAAGATTTGTTTTATAATAACTTGGATGTTAATACCAACTTGGCAATGTGGACACGTAACACTTGTAAATTTGGTGATAACTTTGTTTATTTGAAGTTAGACCCAGAAAAAGGTATTGTTGGTTGTATGCAATTACCTAACATCGAAATCGAAAGGATTGAGAGGGGGATGAAAGGTAAAACCAATTTGGATAAGAATGAATCAGAACAAAAAGCTTTGAGATTTTCTTGGAAGAATAGGGATATGGATTTCAACACTTGGGAGATTGCACACTTCCGTTTATTGAGTGATGACCGAAAATTACCATACGGTACATCAATGTTAGAAAAGGCAAGACGTATTTGGAAACAATTACTTTTATCTGAAGATGCGATGTTGATTTATCGTACATCAAGAGCTCCAGAAAGAAGAATTTTCAAAGTGTTCGTTGGTAACATGGATGATAAAGATGTTGAACCATATGTACAACGTTTTGCGAATAAGTTTAAACGTGACCAAGTAGTTGATAATAAAACTGGTAATGTGGATTTACGTTTTAACCAAATGGCTGTAGACCAAGATTATTTCGTACCAGTTAGAGATATGGCCGCACCAGACCCAATTTCAACTTTACCAGGTGCTCAAAACTTATCTGAAATCGCGGATATTGAATACATTCAAAAGAAACTATTAACAGCACTACGAGTACCCAAAGCTTTCCTTGGATTTGAAGAGGCGTTAGGTGATGGTAAGAACCTATCATTGATGGATGTTCGTTTCGCCAGAACAATTAACAGAATTCAGAAAAGTATGTTGTCTGAGTTGAATAAGGTTGCAATTATACACCTATTCTTACTTGGTTTCGAAGATGAATTGGATAACTTTACATTGGGACTATCTAACCCATCAAGACAAGCCGATTTACTTGGATTGGATGTTTGGAAAGAAAAACTAGTGGTGTATAAAGACGCTGTTACATATATACAGAATATTGCACCAGTATCTGTTTCTTGGGCCAAAAAACATATTCTTGGTATGTCAGATGAGGAAATTAAACTTGACTTACAACAACAAAGAATTGAAATGGCGGTTGGAGCTGAGTTAGCAGCAACACCAAATGTTATACCTAAAACAGGTATCTTCGCTAATATCGATAAGTTATACGGTTCAACTACAGGTGCAACAACACCTCCCCCAGCTGGAGGTGAAACAGAACCTACGGGTGGTTTACCAGAATTAGGTGGGGGATTAACACCTGAAACACCAGAGGCACCTGGAGCACCAACACCTCCCCCAGCACCAACTCCAGAGATAGGTGGGGCGGAAATAACACCAGAATCATTAAATCCAAATAAATTAAATCTATTAATGGAAAACACTAATGGTATTGACGAATATATTGATTTAACCAAAGGTAAAAATTATTTGGGGGATATTGAGAATGAATTGGATAAACTATTAAATAATTAATATTTATTATTAAAATAATAATATGGAATTTGGACTTTTAAAATCAAAAATAGAATCTAAACTAATTGAGTCATACAATAATAAAAATTTTGATAGTGAACTTAAGACGTTTAAAAAACTGGTGTTAGAAAACACCGAAACAAAAAAACTTTATTACTTATATGATGTATTAAGTTCTAATAAAGGATTTCAAGAAAGTTTTGCTGAAGATTACATTAATGAGTGTGTTAATCTTTACAAGAATATAAAAATTAATTCAAATGTTCTTAAACAACTTAACAAGTGGACAGAAAATGTCGTTGTTGAAAACGAATATAAAGATATTGACTTGGTGTTGTTTAAGAATACTATGAATATAGAATCAATACTTGAATCTAAACAAAGAGTTATTAAAACGTTGTCAACTCAAAAAGAGGAATCTGAGGTTATTAATATTTCGATGGATAAGATGGTAGAAGTTGCAAATAACACCGTAAGAGATTATTTGTCAACAATTGATGAGGCCGAACAAAAAGAAATCAAAAAATACATATCTCTACCACAATCTGAAATCCAGAAGAGGTACGAAGTATTAAGTGAAATGGCGATTGAGAAATTAGAAGTTATGAGTGAATCTTCAGAACCTGAAGTAAAATCAAAAATTAACGAAACTATTGAGAAAATCAAATCCGAAAAAATTGATGTCGTATCACTAGTTAAACTAAAAAATCTTACTGAGAACTTATAAGACTCTGTCTATAAATTGCGTTCTTTATCTCTGTTCTCCTTAACTCGGATTTTTTAACATATTCTTTTCTATTCTTAAGTAATTCAGTCTGTTTTGATTGAATTACTTTTGTTTTTAATACCTTTAGTGCTTTATCTAAATTTTGATTTTTGTCGATTTCTATGATTATCATGTCTTTATCTTTTTTAAAAATATAAATATTTTGACACATTAATAAATTATTCTTATTATTATACTTCACAAAATAAATTAATAACAACAAGATGAAAGAAAATGAAAAAAGGGAAAAGTTTAAAACTATCAGGTTATCGTGCCTACAAAATAAACTATGGGACAGTTGATTCAAAAAATTTAAAATCTGTATACCTCAATATCCAAACTTGGGTCGAACCAAAACATGAAATAGATTCACCTTCAAGAATAGTAAATAACCTATCACGTATGATTAAACATACAGTTTTAGATTGTATAAATAAAGACCTATTCGAAGAAAAATTTATAGTAGACTTAGATTTAAGGTCAAGTGGTATACAACAAGGTAAAAAATCATTCCTAAATCTAGAATGTTATTTCTACTTAAAAAATAATAATCTGGAATTTAAATCAAAAAATTTGAAAGACAATTTAAAAAATATTACTGACAATATCATTCAAAACAACTTCACAAATAATACTAATTTTTCATTTACGTTAACAAAAAAACAGACAACCTAATAATTACTTCTTTTTAATATATTTATTTTAAAAGTATCAAATGAAAATATTAGCACCTAACGAAATCGGTAAAGGAATCTTAATAGAATATGATGCGGGTTTTATATCCCCCAATGAATCACATAATGCGGAATTAATCAAAGAAGCAAAAAATTTTCTAGATTATTCTAAACCATTTGAATTCTATGCCGTTTTACAAAAATATAATACACCAAATAGAAATGGTAGAATTTACCCAGAAAGAATACTAAAAAGAGAAGCAGAAAATTATAAAAAAGCAATATCAAAAGGTATATCACTTTCTGAATTAAATCACCCAGAATCATCTCTAATCGACTTGGATAGAGTATCTCACATCATAACAGAAATATGGTGGGAAGGAAACGTATTAATGGGTAAATTAAGACTACTTACATCACCAGGTTTCCATGAAAGAGGTATCATATCATGTAAAGGTGATATGGCGGCAAATTACCTAAGACAAGGTGTAACTCTAGGTATCTCCTCAAGGGGGGTAGGTTCTCTGGCAAAAAAAGGTGACCAAAATGAAGTACAAGACGACTTTGAATTAATCTGTTTTGACTTAGTTTCGTCACCATCAACACCAGGTGCATATCTATTCTTAAATCCAGAAGATAGATTGAAATATGAAGAGAACTTAGAAGAAGAAAAACAAATGCAACGTTCTCGTGCCTTGGGGGTTGAAACAAATTCTGCGAACAAGTCACTTGACATTATGAAAAAATTATCCGATTATTTATCAAAATAATTTATATGAACGAAAAGTATTTTGTAGCAAAGATTGCTTATGATGTAATTGACGAAAACACGGAAAAGAAAAAAACTAAACGTGAAGAAAAATTGGTATTGGCTTACAGTCCAACAGATGTTGAAGCTAAGGTAACGAAAGCTTATGAAGGGTTTACATTAGTTTGGAGAATCACTTCTATTACTGAAAGTAAAATTGATGAAGTGATTGGTTAATTTTCTTAAAAATTTTAATTAAAGGAGAACGAAAGTTCTCCTTTTTTTATTTTATATAATATTTATTTGTATTAAAATAAACCCGAAAATTAAAAATTTTAACTTATCAATAGTTACAAGTTAAACTTTTTGATTTTTGACAATATTTATATACAAACAGATAAAAGCAAAATGGCTAAAAAACAATCAATTGTAGAGGAAGCAATCATACAAATGAAAAATTTGGAAGAAGTGATTGAAGAAAATGCAAAAGGAATACTTGCTTCAACAATGAAACAAGAAATCGGCGAATTAGTAAAAGAGTCTCTTAAAAAGACTGAAGAAGAAGAATCTAATAAATCTGATGTTGAAGAACAAATGACTGATGATGAGATGGATTCTGATTCTGATGAAACATCTATAGATGATGAAGAC